AATTTTAAGCCCATATTATTGTAAATTATTTAATTTTTTGGCTGCAGAATCAGCAACTTTAACAACAGTTGCAACACCTAATAATGCAATCCATACATCATACCGTAAACCATTTGAAATGAAATCAAAAATTGCAAATGAAATAACAATCAACCATGCAGAAAACATTGTTAATGACGTCCTGCTGAATCTTCTTGTTCCGTTTTTATCACGTTTTAATGTATCATTAATCAGATTCATTATAATTTTCTTCATCACGTTTACGTTTTTTAAACATCATCCGTTCATTTTTGAATTTATAAAACATATAGAATGCAGCAAATACAGTTGTGCAAAATACAACTATACTATTAATATTTTCAACACTCACCCAATTGTATAAATTCATAAACAAAGCACTTAATGTGGTTAAAAAACCACCGAAACTAAAACCATTATTATCAACTAATTCATGATGCATATTAAAAAAAAAAATTATATAGTTGTGTTAAAATTAACGATTAATTCGTGATCTGTAATGTTATTTAGTTCTTTTCTTTTATCAAACCTTTTTATTTTAATGTAAGTTAAGTATAATCTAATTGAATCAAGTAATGATTTAAGTTCTGCAACTGTATGAAAAACAAGTGTTAATTCATCATTTTCTTTTACACCTATATTTGAACCTTCATTTAATGAAATCAATCCAATAATATCAACAATGTTTTCTTGACTAATATTGTAACTTTTAGATCCAATTAACATGAATTTTTTAACTGAATTATAATTTAATTCAATTTCATTTAATTTTTCAGCTTTGATTTTATCCTCTAATAATCCCATATTTCAATTGTTTATCCTCTATATCTCAATGTTACTATTGAATCACTATTATCTAAGTTTTCAATATTAATTTTACTGTTTGCATCAAAAAAGAAATCAATATTACTTGAATTTTCAATTGATTGAAAAACTGTACTAGCAAATAATGGAATCATTTGTGTTAAAACAATGAATTTTGTTCCTTGGTTAAATCCATCATATACGAACATTCTCCAATATTGATATGGTGTATTATCATTAATATCAACAAATTGAACATTTCCAACAATATTTGTTCCAGTTAGATTATCTTCAATTGTAGTCCAATTTAAATTGTCATTTGATGCCTCAATTCTGAATGTACTTGGAACATAATTATTGAACTGCCACCAATTTATCTGAAATCTTGAAACCTCTTTTTGTGTTCCAAAATCAAATGTATAAAATGGTAAATTAGTTCCTGTTGCAGCTCCAAAATTATTATATGAAATGCTTGAAAAATTATTATCAACCATTGCTTGTTCAAGGTTTCCAATACCAGTTTCAGCACCTGCTGGTGGTGGATTTTGTATTGGAACAAGTATCTGTGCTGCATTTATTTTTGAGAAAATAAAAAATTCAGCATATCCAAACAAAAAATTATCTTTGTTTACTTCATTAACAATAACACTTGATAATGCCGGAACGTTAACGGAAATTGTTTTTTCCTTTTTTTCAACGTTGTTTAAATTTATTTCAATGCTCATTTCTACGCGTTTATATTTATAATTTGGTCGCTTAATGCTGGAACAGTAATTGATTGATCTAATACACCATCAACATAAATTTCATAAATTGTATCTGGCAGTTCTAAATTTTCAGTTGCTGGTAAATCAACTGAAAAACTATCATCTGAATTTGAAATATTTGAATCTGGAACAACGAAAAAACCACCAGATGGTGCAACACCAATTTCAACATTTAATGAGTTGTAAACAAGTCCACCAGGATTAACAGGTGGTGGAATTGGAATATTATTACCAGAATAAATATAACCTTGATCTGTAATGCCTATTTTAACACTTGTATCAAAACCATCAATCAATTTTGCTTCAAGTTTTTCAACACCTTCACAAACACGAACAACAAATGTTAAACGCCCCATCATAACTGATTCAGCATCTTCATTTCTTTTAGGTTCAGCAATTGCTAATTCTTCAACAAATGTGCTTGAAATGTAAGGTTTAGCAAATCCTAATGTATTATATTGTGCATCTGATAGTATTGCATCAACAACCCCCATTAATCGTTGCAATTTAAACATTGATAATGAATCACCACAATCAACATCTGTTGTTTTTCCACGCGTCCAACAATCAACATTGAATGTATATGTTCCATCCTTATTAACAATTGTTGCATTATCAAATCCACCACGAGAAACTGCCACATTTATAGCTGGCATTTCAACCGCTGCAATTGGAACTGATCTTTCAACAAAAACAGATGCATCAATATCTTCATTATATGACATTGCAACCTGATTTGCAAGTTCATCAATTAGAACTTCACCAATTCTATCACGAATCAATTCAAATGCTCTTTGTTGTATTATATTAACAATTTTACTCATAATCACCCAATATACAAACAATTAAACCAATAGTTTCATCCGGGAAAAATTCACGGATAACATAAGTATATTCAACACCTGTTGAATCTTTAGCTTTAACTTTGTGTTTTCTTAAATTAACTTCACCATTTATTCTTGTTGGATAGTTTTGATCTGTTAAAAATTGTTCTGAAATAGCAACACTTGCAATTTTAGAATTAACGGGAAAACCTTCAGCATCAAATCCTGTATGATGTTTTGCATGTATTCCATTAACACCAGCAACGGCTCCTGAGGGTGCAATCAATGTCAATTGTACACCAAATTCAGTTAAGTTGCTGGTGATTTGCTCAATATCCCTTTTAGCTTGATCTATTAACCCCATGATTTATTTATTACCGTGTAATTTCAACATCAGATTTATGATCTGATAATAATTCACCAGTTGTTAATCTTAGAAAAAGGTAATTATTTTTTACCCAAATTTTATTTTTTGTAAATGCCATAATGTAAATGTATAAAAAAAATCCACCACATTTATATGAGGTGGATTTTAATATATAAAATTATTTTTTTTATTCCTTTAATCCTCAATAAAATCAACTAATAAATCAATGATGTTTGATTCATTATCAATTTTTAAATTGATTAATAAATTCCACAAAACATCCTTTTTATCAGATTGGTTAAATTCAACATTCATTTCTTTCAGAAAAGCAACAATTTGTTTTTTACTAAAATCATCACCTGTTGGTTCATCACCTGTTGGTTCATCACCTGTTGGTTCATCACCTGTTGGTTCATCACCTGTTGGTTTAGAATCTTCTTTTGATGGATCTAGTTCAACTAAAAAACCTTTTTCAACAAGATCATCAACATCAGTTGAAAAACATTCTGATGTAACAACATCATTTGATTCGTAAATCTTGTTATTTTTACCACCAAGTGATAATGATTTTACTTTAAAATTTCGTTTCATTTGTATGTGAATTAAATTAAAAATGGTTGTGATTAATGAAAATCACAACCATCTTGAAAAATTATGCTACAACTTTAGCTGTATAAATTTGGTCAATTGCAACAGGAATTGCAACACCAGCAGATTTAATATGAACTTCATGAGTTGTTGCTCTTTGGTCAATAAAATCTTGAATTAAATATGCACCTTTTTGTGGAATTGCTCCGTTTTCAATTAATTGTGGAACTGCTCCAAAAGTTAAATTAAATTTAGGTGCTTCCGGCAAAATAATTATTTTATTCTCGTTGATGTATGGTGTTGAATTTCCACTTGCATCATCGTAATACTCTGCATAAGTCCAAATTCTGAACGTGTAAGCACCTGCAGTAACTTCACCATGTAATGTTCCACCAACAGAATTACGTTGTGGAGCACGTACTGAATCTAAACTGAAATTTCTAATATCAGCACGTTCTTTAACAATTGTATTGCTTAAAAATGCACTCAATGCTTTAGATCCCATAATTACATTGTAAACACCACCTTGTGATTTACCAACCTGGCGAATAAATTTAGCACCGTTTTCAAGGTCCTTATAAGGGTCATTCGTTCCAGTTGTCCATGGATTAGCAGATAAATCAACTAATGATGCAGCTTTACGTTTGAAATCAATATTAACACCAGCATTTAATTGAACAATACCAGTATCAAATACCTGTGAACATTGTAATTCATAAGCACGTTCTATTTTCTGTCTTAAAGCAAACAGATCCATTGCTGTTTGTGATGCTAATTCACTAAATGAATTTGAATCTCGCATACCAATAGCAACATCATATAATCTATGTTCATTTGCTGTTAAATATTCCCAATAAAATGGTGGCACAAATGATTTTTCAGTTGATTTACTGAATGTATTTCTATTTCCATTCGTTCCACGTTCAACATCAACTGCAACCTTTTCAAATCCACGTTGTACTTCAATTGAAATTTCTTTTGACATTGTTTCCTTAGTTGGAAAAAATGATCTAAGAAATGAAGTTGTTGAAACCTGTTCTTTATAAACAGCAACAACCATTTTTGTGAATAAACTTCTTGCATCCTGAATTGGAATAGCCATATAAGCAATACCAGTTGATGATGGCATAAGAAATGAAGCTGAAGCGAGTCCAACAGCTGAACCAGTCATGCTGGAACCTGAAAATGTAGCAACAATTGCTGTTACAAATCCAAAAACTAATAATGTGAAAATATTTTTCATCTTTTTTTTTGTTTTTAAAACTTTTTGTTTGTAAAATTTATTGATTATCGAATGCTGTCATTTCTGTACCAGTAACGAGAACAATTCCAACTGTATCAGCTGCAATTTTATCACGTAATTGTCTGCCATCAATAACAGTATCAAGTGTATCACCTGCATCAAGAACTATTTTTTCTTCAGCAACTTCACCACCAGTACAAACATTGATTGATACAGTATCACCTGCTTCAATTGTAATTGATTGTGTCAAAACTCCAACAGGAATTTGAGAACCATCAGTTGCAGTTGAAACCAAAGGAACTAATTCACCTGTAGCAGATACACGCCCCATTAATGTTCCAGCCGGTAACGTAATAGCATCATAAGTATCATTGGTTGTTGAACCGCCTTCATACTTATTATCACGTAAGAAAATAAACGAATTATCAAAATTCGTTGTTTGTTGGTTGTTTGTTCCAACCGTTGTTTCTACACTTCCGTTTTCCATGATTAATCGTTTTCAGAGTTTAAGCCTAAATCAACGTTGACTTTTGCTTCAAAAATTTCTAATTCTGTTTTTTTAGCTGGTGGTGTTGATTTCCCTTCAGGAGTTTCAACAGGATCTGCACCATCTTTTTCAATTTTTTCTAATGCTTGAGCAGAAAACATTTTTTTACTGAACTCAGCCATTGCAGTTTGTGATAAATCATCACCACTTTCAATACCTTCAGCAACAGCTTTTGCATCAATATCATTAAATTTTAACCATGCATTAACACGGTCTTGTTCTTTTTTCACTGCTCCCTTTTGAATGGCTTTGTACGCCTCAGGATGTGCAGCTTTGAATTCTTCAACAGTCATTGTTTTGTTTTTTAATTTAACTTGTTCATCTTCAATTGTCGCCACCGTTGGCTCAATATTATCAACACCTGTAAATGTTGCAGCAATTCTGGTCATTTCAGAATTAATTGCATTCATTCGTTTTGGTGTAATTTTAGTAATTTTATTAATTAATCCAATTTGTTTGGCTTCTTTAGCATTTAAGAAAACATCAATTCTTCCATCCATTGAAAAAATATCATTGAATTTAATTCCTTTTAATGATTCAAGTTTTGCAACATCAATTTTATTTTTCAATGCAGCCTTTAATTGTTTATTAACTTCTTCAAGATTTGTTTTCAATTCATCTGTAAAATATTCAGAATTTTCAAACCATGCAGAATATCCAGCACGGTGTATCATGAATTGTGAAACATCAAGTGCCTCAACGTTATCAGCATAAGCACAAAAATATGCACCCATTGAATATGCCTTTCCATCAACCTTAACAGTTTTTGGTCCTTTATGTTCAATGAACTTTGCAATCATGCCCCAACCATATAGTACATCACCGCCATCAGTGTTTATTCTGGCAACCAGTTCATCATCATCATTCACTTCAGCAAATGATTTTATAAAATCAATTGATGATTGAGCAAAAATAATACCATATACTAATAATTCCTTTAACATATTTGGCTAAGTTAGAAAGTTAAAATAAATCAATTAATAATATTCCATTATAAATGGAATTTTTTTTGCATCTTTGAATCATGGGAAAAAATAATGAAATAAGAATTACAAGTGTTCCACCTAAAATTAAAGAAGATTTAAAGAACATTGCAAAGAATGAAGGTATAAGCCTTGCACATTTATTAAAACCAAAATTGCGTGAAATACGTGATAGTTACCCGGAGCGAATGCGAATTATCCACCCGGATTAACAATTGGATCTGGTTCAATTATAATATTAAGATCCTTACTTTTTTTCAATTCAGTTGAATATTGTTCCATATTTGAATTTGAATCACCACCATTTAAAATTTCAGTTGCACGTTCAACAGTTGTTAATGGTATTGATTTTCCAGTATCACCTAATTTTTCACGTTCTGCTTTAACTTCTTTTAATGGATCTATATGTGGGAACATTGCACCAGTAAATCTTGATTTTCTCCATGCTTCAATTGTCATTATATCACCATTTGAAAATGCAGTTAAATAACCAGGCGCTTGAATTTTATTTTGTAAAATCTGAATATGCAACCAAAATGAATAAACTTTTTGATAAAATTGGAAACTAAAATCTTTACGTTCAACGGTCATTGTATGCTCCCAATCTTTTGTGGCTGTCCTTGATGCTGAAAATGAATCATTATAAATTGAAAATGCAACATTTGGTGGAATACCAATTGCAGAACAAACTGTATTTGCAATTGTACTGTAAAAACTTTCAAAAAACATTTCATTTTGAGAATTCAATGCTTTCAATTTTGCACCAATTGGCATATTAAAAACTTGCTTATTAGTTGAAACTGCAACTGTATTTGCTAATATTTCACCATTTGAATCAACAGCATTATCTGTTGTTGTCGATTGCCCAGCATCAAATGCACTTGCAATTTGACTTGCTAATGGTGATTCACCAGAAGAAAAATTATCATGTTCAATTGAATATGGTATTTTTTGACGTTCTTCAGCAGATCCAACTGCTGCTTCCTTGTATCTGTCAATTTTAGCTAATGATTCTAGTGATGTTCCTAATATTGGCATACCTCTATGATTATCAACTCTAAATTTACTTCCATAAACCATAAATGCCATAACTAAACCAGATTGTTCACCAAATGCACTTATTCTTTCATATTCTAATGTTGCAGTTTTAACATAAAATGCAACATGTTTTCCATTTTTATCAATTTCAATTCCTTGAACAATTTTATTTCCATTTTCAGGTTTACCAGTTGTGAAATCTGTCTGAATATGAGCACCATCAATTAATTGAACTTTAACAATTCCATCAATCAATCTTAACACAACTAAACAATCACCACCTATTTTTGAATTTTTATAAACTTCTTTTGCAATTCCATTTAAACTTGTCATTCCATTAAATGCTGACATTGTAGAACCAGCCCAGATTGAAAATCTTGATTCAGTGATTTCATTGAACTTTTCAGTATCAACATTTATTCCATTTTGAGCTAAAACATTATTTGCTGGTGATGATTGAAGTTTTAACCCCTCATCAATCATCCATAACACATACTTATTCAGAATTGTTTGTGATATATCACTTTCAAGATAAGACTGCCAAGAACGGATTCTTAACATGTCAAAATCTAAAATATAATCAAATGCAGGACCTATTTCACCAGCATTTTTTTCACCATCGTATGGAATAGCGTATGCACGTCCATAAGTTCCAAATGATGCTGTAGGTTTGTTTTTTTCAACATTGATTTCTTTATCAACTTTCCATACAGAAATAAGTCTTTGAATTAAATTCGGTTGTTTCATCTTCTTCTAAAATTTCGTGAATCCATCATTTTAACAACACGTGGAGATAACATATTAACATATCGTTGCCTTAAATTTTCATATTTTTCAATTGCATCAGTAACAGAAGATGTTGATGAATATGTAACATCTGTTTTTGTTTGACCTGTATCAAGTTTATACTGAACAATGTTACCATTACCAACAGATGTTAATGCTGTAGTAAATAATGAATCTAGTAATGCATCAATCTGTGCAATTTTATTTTTGATTTGTACCGGTGTCCTACCGTTTGAATCAATTTTGAAAAAATATGTTTCAGTTGCCATTCTACAAATATAGTTAAAATTAAATTGTTTTTATTTCGTTAATTTTTGCACCAGTAATATCTGCAGTTGATGGTGTTCCACCTGTTGGTGTTGGTCCTGTACTTC